GTATAACCGTGCGTTGATGCACCTCTAGCATTAAATTCATCCATTAGTATCTAGAGTTCATTTCTATACGAGACTTGATACCACTCAATTCTGCTGATGCTGAAGGATCATCTGAATGGAATACCTGATCGAACCCACTCTTCTCTATGATCTTATCCTTTATATCCATCTGTCTTTTCTCTTTAGCAATCCTTCTTAGGAAAGCATAGTATACTATCTGTGTAAAATATGCGAAGGGGTTCTTCGACTTTGCTGGATCAAAATTATCTATGTACTGCACACAATTCTCTACTCCATCTGATATCATATCTTCCTTGTACATATAGTTGATGAAGTTAGGTCTATATGACAGGTGCGTTGCAATCTTTAGAAAGCAATCTCCTATGTACTCATCTATTCTAGGTTTCTTTGTCTCCCTAATTTTAGAGATAGCAACCTTATCCCGATAGTCCACAATTGCCTTTAGGAACTTTTGGTTATCGACATAGTGTTGATTTTTAGTATTCTTCCTCGCCACCATAAATGCCATATCTATAAGGGAATTTCATAACAAAATTATAGCACAAAAATAGGAAGCTTGACAAGGTGGTGGAATATGAGTAGACTCAACACTGTCAGGGTTGGTTGAATAACTCTAGCTTCTATCAGAATTAAATAGATCTTCTAACTTTTGTCTGTGCTCATCTACCTTTCCAATGAGACCCATAGCATCATCTGGTTCTATCTCTTCGGCGGGTTTGACTGGAGGACCGTTCTTCGATCCCATCTCTGCTTTGACAAAATACTTATACATTAAAATTGCTTCAGTACTTAGTGGAGCTATGGTTAGAATCCTATCTTCAGGAATGATATAGAAATCTTCAGCAGAGAACACCATCCATTTCTTGAGTCCTACTGCAACGGCGCGTCGTCCATCAGCAACAGTCTCATTAGCGTGTACCTTAGCAGGATCTTGAATGAAAGCAAGGTGACCACCTTCTTCTTCAGTCACAACGATTCTACCAATGATCTCTTCTCCGTTTAAGAGTTTGATAACTCCAAAGAATTCTTCATCAGGTCTAATGTAACTTAAGGTTTGGCTCATTCGTTGTCTCCTAAATTGATCTCAGTGATGGAATAGTTAAACTTCTCGTCTTGGTATTGACGTATCCGTTCAGTCAAATGATTCAGAGTAAAATTCCTAAAGCGACCATTGCTAATATCATCAGCGAAATCATACAGAGTAGCACGACTTTTAGAATCGTGCTTCCTTAAAGCACGTCCTATTGATTGTAGGTTACGTACTCTAGATTTAGTTGGTGATGCAAAGATAACATTATGTAAGTTCTTTATATTGATACCAGTGCTAAAGGTACCGTACGAAGCAAGTATGATTGAATCAGATGATGTCTCACATATTTGGCGTACTTCTTCACGTTCATTGGTTGGTACACCGCCGTGAATGTAAAACAATTGTTTTGTTTTGTTACCACTATTTAGCAGATCCCATAAGACATCACCGTGTTTCTCTATGTAATTGAAGAGAATAAGCGTGTTACCATTGAGGTCTCTCGCTAGTCCTGTGATAATTTTGTTCCGTTTCCTATGTCCAATTATATAATTAATCTCATCCTGATAGGTATCAAATCCAATATAATTATGCTTACATACAAGAATGTTTATCTTGAGTTCACTTAAGTACTCTGCCTTCTGTAGGTCTGCTGTCCTTACACTTCTCTCTACGGGACCAAACAATCCCTCTAATACTAGTTGGTTACATTGAAGACCATCGAGAGTACCAGTAAGACCCACACGGTGTTTAGCATTAAAGCACTTAGAAAGTATACCCGTGAGACTCTTCGCCTTGTATAAGTGTGCCTCATCACCAATCACCGCATCGAAACGTTTGAAGTATGACTTGTCCTCTTTATAGATGGACTGCCACGTACTAATTATAACTGGTGACTCTGTATACTTTTCTTTACCACCATAGATCTGATCTACTGTACCTTCACAATAGAATCCATAGGATTGAAAGTCTTTATATAATTGTTCAACTAATGATGTAGTTGGTACAATAATTAATACTTCAAGATTTCTCTTGAGATACCAACGCATCAAACAATATATTATAAGTGATTTCCCTGATCCAGTAGGGCTGAGTATGAGTCTGCGATATCGTAGAAGTGCTGAATAAACTGCTTTGAGTTGGTAATCTCTGATCTTGACAGGCAAAGCCAAAGATCTAACAAAACCAGCAATTGTCTGCGGTGATACATTTCCATCTGTTTCTCCTGGTGTTCCAAAGTTTTCGTTATCATTGATGGAGTAATCGTACCCCATCTTCTCTAACCACTCAACCAGATAATTAAACAGACCAACATACAGCTCACCAGTACCAGGTGAGTATAGTCTGATCTTCCCATCCCATCTCTTGTACCTACGTTGTCTCTGAAGAAACTGTGCTTCAGGAACTTCGAAAGTAAAATATTCGGATAACTCGTGATGGATGTGTTGCTCAGTACCTATCCTAAGATAGACATCATTCTTTTTTTCAATAGAAGTCATCAGACTGGGAACTCAAACCTCTTAGCATCAATAGCGTTCTTCACTTGGAAGCCACGGTTATTGATCATCTTAAGTATGTTCTCTATATACGTGATGCACGTTTCAAAGTAACAGATCTTTAAAGACTGTACTTGTATCTCTTCGTCTGATTCTAGAAATGTATTAATATCACCCTTCAGTACTTTAAGGTCAAAGTATTTACCTGATTTATCTGGACCTTTACCATTATAGAATAACCATCTGTCACGTCTGATCCTCTTGAGTTTTTGTCTTTCATCCTCAAGGATCAATTTATATTTGTTGTAATAGATGTGATACTTCTGGTGTAGTCTAGGTACTACCAGAGATTCCTCACCTAGATTTAACTCATCAAACAGACAGTCCTTATTCCAAGACTCCTGTAGTTCATCAAGTAATGCCACCTGTGTGCTCCTCCATAATATCCATAATGTGTTCAAACGTCTTAATGTGATCTATATCACTAAGAAGTTTTGCAAGGTTTGAAACCACTAATGGTTTCTCATTAACAGAAGCATATTTCAATGCAGCACGTATGTTACCACTAGCATCATCTAGATGCTCCACAGTCTGTTTTGATAGAGTCATAATCTATTTCAGGTTAGTTTTACGAGTACCTGACAGTGATTGAATCTCGTATGATGTATAATCAAAAGATACACTCGACTGGAAATACTCTTGGTCGGTTAGTGTAGCGTCAAATTCTAAAGTACTTAAGGACGTTGGTTTCAAATCCTTGAAGTTCACATTATAAAGTGGTTGGAAGTTAGAATTTAAAATCGATAGAGTACCATCAGCATACCTGAGATCACCTAGAGACTTACCGTAATTAGTTTTAAGACTCATAGGTTGATTGTCTATGAAGTCTTGTCTCTCTTTAAAGTTATCTGGTACACCCAATGCTCTCATCCAGTTATGGAGTATAAGATAGTTCTCCATATCTTCATCAATCAAGAAGGTTAAAGCAAACTCTCCATAGGAGATACTACCTTCTAAGTTGATAGGACGATACATCGTAGGTTGCTCTACGAGGCTAACAGCCATCTCTGGCACGTTAGCGGACTGTGCAAAGTATGCCACCTTGGGAAACTTTGCCAGTGAAAAACGGAAACCACCTGGTGATAAGAAATTCCTATTTGAGATTTGACTAGTGAAAGACATTAACTATTTTGGTGAGCACCGCCTATCACTATTTAGTCACATATAGAACTCGTCTAGAATATCCAACGATCTATTGAGATACTTCTCTGCACCTATACATTCCCATTCTCCCATCTCATTTCTCTTGCATTTATCAGCTAGCTCGATCTTAAGACGTGTTAGCTTTGCAGTCATTGTAACTTTGTCTAGTCTTCCGTTCATTATACGTTACCGAATAAAGATCCTTCTGGCATTATACAGTCTACTGCATTTGGGTGATCGTGTATCCAGGATACGTCTTCTTGAGCAATTCTTCTGGCATCCCAAGAGTCTTCAGCAGTAATACAAACTTCTTGGTGGTGTCGAGACTGGTCTAAGTACCCTACAGTGTAATGGGTCATTAGCAATGTCCTAATATGAGTGCAAATATTTAGGTCCAGAGCATAAAAAAAGAGACCCCGTAGGGTCTCTTGGTGTTGAAGTAAGAATATAATATTCTTCTTACATAAGGTTGTTAACAAGAACACGTCTGTAGTAACGGTTAGCGTTAGCAGTAAGTGCGCCTTCACCCTGAGTTGTTCCCTCAGCGAATGGGTTAGCAACAAGACCGTATCTTGTCTTAAATCCAATCTTGGGCTGGAAGGTGTCCTGACCAACCGCACGAACCATCTGTAGAGGAACGTATGGGCAGTAGAAGATTCCTGCATCATATGCAGATCCACCTTTGTAACCACCAACATAGAAGTGAGAATCACTAACGTTAGCAGAGTATGGGTCAACGTAAACCTTGATACGTCCGTTCAGAGTACCAGCAAGTGTGCTGCTGTTGTCATCAGGAAGTAAGTTACTGTTGCCAGAAAGAGCAGGTGTGTAATCAAGAACGCCAGCCATTGACAATGCAGATGCAACGTCAGCAGAGCAGATCAAGATGTTACCTTTTCCACGACGAGTTTCGTGCCCGATCGCGTTCATATCTCTTTCAATCTGGAATAAGAGACCTTTGAATTTCTCAACAGACCATCTACCGTTGGAGTCAACGTCGAGGTCGAAGGTTCCAGCAGTTGCAGTGTTGTTCTGAGCACCAGGTCTTGCAACCTTGTATACAGTACGAACAACTTCACGGTTGATTTCAGCAAGTACCTCAGTTGAGAGGATGTTTGCTAGTTCAGACTCAGCGTCTAAACCGTGAACTGCCTTAAGGTCTTGAGCAAGCTCTAAACTGTACTCAGCTTTCAAAGCACGAGACTTCGCAGTCACCGTTACTTTCTCAATGCTGAAGTTCATTTCAGCGAAAGCGTTAGACCCAGTACCTAGAGTCTCAGACTCGTCTGTACGCATTCCAGTACCGTTAGTGTATGTACCACTATCGTTAAGAACACCTGGGTTGCTTCCTGCTTGTGCAGAACCTTGTGAACCGAATCCACTGGTCTTAGCTGCGTCAGTACCAGCGAACTGTGAGTCTGCTTCATTGAAGAATGACTCAGCACCAGCAGTACGGTTAGTACCATAGCGTGAGCGCATTGCGAAGATCAGACCTGTAGGACCTGTCATAGGCTGAACACCAGCAATGTCATAAGCAATTAGCTTAGGCATTGAACGGCGAATCAGGCTAATCAATACTGGGTCGAAACCAGCAGAAGGACCTGTTGCTGTAGCACTAGCACTGAAACCTGCAACGGATGAGGTTGATCCTGTGCTAACTGTTGGAGCTGCTTCTGTAAGCACTCCAGCTTCTTCTCTTAAAAACTTTTCTTGGTTTTCGAGCAGGACTGCGGTAACCGCTTTCTTGTAATTGTCTTTGATTGAATCAAGACCATCACAATCGAGAACGGGGTTCCACTTTTCCTGCAACTGTTCAGAATTGAACATTGCTTTTTTCTCCTTGGAAAATTTGGTTAATTAATCAATTTAGTCATTTAGGCTTTGAAACGCTTCAGAGCATCTACGTAACGTGACATAGACTCTGTGATTTCACTGTCCACAACTGGTTGTACGTCTTCTGCAACGGTTTCTACGTCTGCTTTAGCAGGCTTGCTGGAGAAGTACGACTCCTTCAGAGTTTCTACCTTGCTGCGGAATGACTCTTCATCTTCAAACTCAACCCCTTCAGAAAGACTTGCTAGCTTCTCCTTTTCAGTAGATGCTAATCCTTCAGAAATCTCGCTCACAATCCCATTCTTAACGAACCCTGCAACATTTGCGTTGAGGACAACGTTCTTTTCAATTTGCTCGTTGAGTTTTGCTTCCATTGAATCAAGTTCTGATGCCATACTATGTACGAGATCAGTTTTTTCTTCGGGAACCTCAATGTGGTTCTCGACGAATACTTTTTTGAGACCTGCAACAACGTTCTCAGCGATCTCTGCTTTGAGACCAGTTTCAACTGCTAACTTGTTACTGTCTAACCAACCTTGAACGGCATAAGTAAGATACTCATCTACCTTTTCGGCTAGTTCGGTCTTAACTCCTTCTACCTCTTCAGCGAGTGACTTGGTGTACTCTTCGTGTACTTTCTCAAGTTCCTCGTTGAGGCGTGAGACGACGGCAGCTTCGAAGATTGTTGCTGCTTTAGTCTTGAACTCTTCGGAGAGTTCTTCTCCCTCTGTGAGGGCGGCAACGTCTTGAGATACATCTATCTCAATTAAGTTTTCACCGTCAGCATTTTCTGCCTCTACAGACTCAGCCTTCTTGCTGCTTGCAGCAGATGGTTTTGTCTTAGGTGCAGACGCTTGCGTCTGACTAGGTGTCTTAAGCTTGTTGCTTTCGTCATCAGGCTTAGAGTTCTGAGGTGTAGGTCCACCTAGAACTTCGACTGATCCGAGTGAAGAACCATCAGCAACGGCACCGTCGAACTTAGCTTCGGTGACCTCTTGGGTTTGTTCTTCAGATGCCTTTACTGTTTCATCCGACATTAGTTTGTCTCCTTAATAAATTCTTACTGGAATTAATCTAAAAAATATTTATAATCTATAGAGAGTTCATAAGTTTTGCGAATGCGGAAACTTTCATCTCTTCGATTACTTTTGAGTTGGCAGCATTGTCAAATTGCTGCTCAATTGCGCGGAGTTCACGTTCTTTTAGGATCTTTCCTTCCCAAATCCATTCTCTTCCTTCCATTATTCCAGATACAAAAGCGTCTGGGGCACTGGGATCTGCTACTATATCAGCAGCAGTGGCAAGCATAAAGTCATCAGCGACAACATTTACACCTTCCTTGTTAACTTTAAGGGATCCTATTCCGCGAGAAGATACCCCTAACTTGACTCCTTCACCTAAAAGACTACGAGCTATATTACCCATTGGGGTATCTAGTATACGTGCTCTTCCTTTGAAGTTGCTACCTTCTTGTACTAATGAAGTAATAAGGTGAGATACTCTATCAAGGTTGACAGTAGGACCTTCGGGGTGACCCAATTCTCCTAATGCTCTGCCTGACTTGATGAATGACTCATTATATTTATTGACTTCTCTAGCTAGAGTTTCCATAGGGTACATCCTTCCATTGCGATTTTTAATTTCGCCTTGGAGAAACGTTCCTTCGATATACAGATTCTTCTTACCAGTTTTAGTTTCTTCTTCTAAAACTTGTATGTCATCAATCTGTTCCGTTATCAGTCTCATTGGTTGTCTCCTCTGGTTCAGTAGTTACTTCATCTTCGGGTTGGTCTTCCAACCATCCCTTAGCAATATCCTGACGTTTTGCATCTAGTGCATCTTGGGTCAGGGCCATCATTGCATCATTAACTTCACTACTAAGATCTTTTTTATCAGAAAATAGTTTGTTAATAATTTCAGTTGCTGGAATGCTAGGCATAATCAAGTCCTCATCTTATTATTTAGAATTCCCCGCGTTTATAGTCAGCAGGTTCGACTTGTTCTATACCCATAGGCTGCTCTTCCTCAGACATTTCGCCTTCGGCCATAGCAGGATCTTCTAGTGGCATACCTGTAGCAGGATCAATCGTTGCAGGATCTGGGAGCTTCCCATCCGCAATCTCTTGTTCCATTTGCTCATCAATCTCCTCCATCTCAGCATCAGTATGTCTTAGTATTTGACGACGGATGTATTCGAGTGAGAAGTAACGGCCAGCATAAGGATCCATTGCAGTGACTAAGTTTAGACGCTCGGTAAGCATCTCCTTCTCCTTCAGTTCAGCGAAGTAGTTGTCAGCAATGAAGTCATACTGTATATGCTCTGACATATCTTCCCAATCTTCAATTGAGCAGATACCTTTCAGAACTAATTGTGTCTTAAGTAGGTCGTGGAATAATGAACTGAACTTCTTCCTTAACCTAGTGACAAACTTTTGGAATTTAATTTCGTCGCGAGTAATCTCAGCAGCACGACCTAAATTAAATGTTGAATCTGATTCCAGACGAGACTCAGGAACATTAAGAGCACGATAAAGTTTCTTCTGGAAATACTTTACGTCTTCTAGTTCACCTAGATTCTGTCCACCTGGTAGAGTTGTGATCTCAGTACCTCTGCCACCTTCTCTACGTGGTAGCCAGAAGTCCTCAAGCATACTCATAAACTTACGATCATCTCTGATCTCACCAGTGTCAGCATTGTATACTAACTTATTCCTATAGCGAGACATAACCTCTCTGAGGTATTGCTCTGCTTTTTGCTTAGGAAGATTACCAACATCGATATAGAATATACGACGTTCTGGTGCACGGCTCAAACGATAGATAACCAGCGAGTCTTCAATCATCCTCAGCTGGTTAAGTGCTTTAATTGCTTTGTGCAAATGTGACATAATCACATTCTTGTTCATATCTTTCAGGCCACTATGGCAGAAAGCGATTGCATCAGGTGCAATCTTCATACCAGAAGTCTCCATACCTGCACGCATCCCCTTGGGATTGTACACGTAATACTCAGCAGTCTTAGGTGCTAACTGAGCTTCCATTGTGCGTGGATCAAGGATCTGTCTATCCTTTGTGTTCTCCATCTCCACGACTTTGCGAATCTTACGAGGATCCACATACCTTAATTCTGTTATACCACCACGAGGGTTCTTAATATCAATAACCTTATGGTAATATAATTTTCCATCAATATACCAACGTCTGAAAATATCATATGCTGTCTTATCAAAATCCATAAGACGCAGGATGTTTTTAAACTCTTCCCGAATCTTCTTCTTAATTGCACTACTAACTTTGAGGTTAGATAGTTCTACGTCCACAGGAGTATCATCGATATCTCCAGCGATTGCTTCATTGACTACATCATCGATTGCTCTGTCACATTCAGGATGAATTGACATAGAGCGATAACGACGGATGAGATCATTCTCATCTTTAAATGTTCCATCAAGGTCGATAGCAGTTCCAAAGTAACCACCACCTGCGACTGGAGTAGCCGCATCATCTGACTCTTTACGCACGAAAGAAGGGCCAGT